TGGGGTCATTTGTCAGAACATATGCGAAAGCACGGAAAGGATAGGATCCTTGCCGGAGATTATTCAAAATATGATTTGCGAATGCCTGCTCAGGTGATGTTTTCCGCATTCCGTATTCTCATCGAGATTGCTAAGATTTGCGGCTATTCTGACCGAGACATTACAATTATGACTGGAATTGCTACTGACATTTGCTATCCTGTGATGGCCTACAATGGTGACTTGATTCAACATATTGGATCTAATCCTTCGGGACAAAATCTAACTGTGTACATCAATTCAGTAGTTAACTCTCTTCTCTTCCGCAGTGCCTTTTATAACTTGCGAGGAGTGGAAAGTACCATTAAATTCCGTGATATTTGTGCCTTGATGACTTATGGTGATGATGTCAAGGGTTCAGTGAAGAAAGGCAATGATGATTTTAACCATTTGTATTGTGCTGATTTCTTTAAGAAGCACGACATGGTTTTCACAATGCCAGACAAAGAATCCACGCCCACTGCATTCATGCGTGATGTAGATGCAGACTTTCTGAAAAGGAAGAATGTATTTTGTGTACATACCGGATGTATCATGGGAGCGTTGGATGAAGAGTCTATCTTTAAGAGCTTGCATTCAAACCTAAAGTCTAAGGCTAACACCAAGGAAAAATTGGCTGCCGACAATATCGATGGTGCCCTTCGAGAATGGTTCAACCATGGAGAAGGAATCTATGAGAAGCGTCGTCAGCAAATGCGTGAGGTTGCCGACAGGGCCGGAATCTCACATATGTGTACCATGCTGGATCAAACTTACTTTGATCGTGTTGAACATTGGAAAGACCGTTATATTCGTGGAATTGACCACGATGAAGACCCGATTCCCGATCAGGATGAGTACACAAACCAAGCAGGTGAATACGTACCACAAGAATGTTTTGTTGAGAATGTGGTGCCAATTATTGATGCGGATGGGAATGTCGTTGATTCCTTCCAAATCATCAACTGCGGTGATCCAGGTTACATGAAGTTTTTCGTATTCTGTGTTTTATGTATTGTATTTTGTGTATATATTTACAAACTTCTTAGAGAACCTGATTACCGTCCGCAGACTGGAGCCTATCGAAGAGGGGCAATTTCACCTCCCCCATTTCTTCTTCCATGGTCTGTTTATAATCTCATGCAATTGGTCCATGATGGTGTTATCGACTTCAGTGCTGAAGACATTGATGATTACGTATCAGATATGTCAGAACACGAATTCGTATGCCGTTATATATCACGACGCATTGAAATTGTAGATGGAATTTATGCTCCAGCTGCCTAAGATTGGGCATCTTTATGCATCCCTCTGAGTGGACCTATCCGCTCATGATTATAAAAATAGGTGTGTGTATATGGATACCGTAGTGTATATATAGTCGTCTGCCGCGAACTTAGAATGTATATTATAGGCTTTGCACATATAGGCCGGTCCTCGTACCGAACCCCTATTTAGGGGAGGAGTTAGCCGCTCCGACAATCGCCGCAGACTGTCATTTTGGTTGATCCACCATTGTGACTTGTATATAAAGGATTACTTCACGTTTTAATGTACAAATAAATGAAAATAATTTAGAACAAAAACACGAGGTCGTCACATTCGCCGATCAGCAAGCTGATTGGTCATACAATGTGGGATCTGAACCAGATGCCACGTTTAAGACGGCCGACACCACTGACGACCACTTGGAGAATTTCTTCTCCCGTCCAATTAAAATTCAGTCTTTTGACTGGGGTACAGGTACCACTTTGTATGAGACCTTTAACCCCTGGCAGGATTTCTTTGAGAATCCAAGAGTGATAAATCGGATAACCAATTTCAACTTGTTGAGATGCAAATTGCATGTCAAATTTATGTTGAATGGTAACGGGTTCCACTATGGGCGAGCAATCGCATCATATGTTCCCCTACACACTTTCGATGAATTCACCAAAGACCGAGCCTTCTATCAAGAGGACGTAGTGGCCGCCAGCCAAAGACCCCATGTATATCTTGATCCAACGAAATCGCAAGGAGGCGAATTGACCTTGCCTTTCGTTTGGGAAGCTAATGCGTTGAGCATCCCGGATCAACATTGGAGGGACATGGGCCAGATGATAATACATAACATGCAAAATTTAAAGCATGCTAACGGAGCGTCGGACTCTGTGACTGTGAGTGTATTCGCTTGGGCAACAGATGTTTCCCTTTCGGTACCCACTTCGAATGAGCCGGCGTCTCTCCTTCCACAAGCAGGTGAGTACAGGCCGCAAGCTGACGAGTATGGACAAGGAATTGTTTCCAAGCCCGCCAGTATTGTTGCTCGTGCAGCGGGAGCCTTGGCGAATGCACCAGGAATTGGTTTATACGCTAAGGCAACACAAAT